AGCTTATTATCTTCCTACCTATTCCCTGATTAAAGATATCGCTTTCCCAAACTTCAAGGAGATCCTTGATGATATGGAGATTCCCTATGTCCTGAATGAAACGGATAAAGAATTCCGGACTCCCCTGGGAAAGATCATTCTTCGGTCCATGGATAACCCGGCCACAATCGTTGGTTATGAAGTAGGATATTCCTGTATTGATGAGGCTGATATCCTTCCAAAGGATAAGATGAAGAAGGTGTTTGTGAAGATTGCCGCAAGAAACCGCAAGCCTTTGCCAGATGGAACGGTGAATTGTATTGACCTGGTATCTACTCCAGAGGGATTTAAATTTGTTTATGACTTCTTTGTTCGGGATACTAAATCAAACCGGAAACTCATCAAGGCTAAAACCATTGATAATCCTTTTCTCCCTCCTACCTACATTGATACGCTGAGGGAGATCTACACAGAGCAGGAGCTTGAAGCCTATGTGAACGGTGAATTTGTTAACCTTACTTCTGGTTCTGTTTACCACACCTTTGATCGTAAAAGAAACCACAGCAATCGGGAGATTAAACCTACTGATCGCTTGCACGTTGGAATGGATTTCAATATTACCAAGATGTCAGCAAGTATTCGTGTAACTGATTCCAATATCAGTACTGCAGTAGATGAAGTTACTGGAGCCTATGATACTGCCGATATGATTTCCATCTTAAAAGAACGGTACCCAAAACACAAGATCATCGTTTATCCGGATGCTTCAGGTAATGCCAGGAATACAGCCGGTGATTCAGATATCAAGTTATTGAAGAAAGCAAAGTTTACCGTTCGTGTGGACTCCAAGAATCCAGGCGTAAGGGATAGGATCACAACTGTTAATGCATCCTTCAAAAATGCTAAAGACGAGGTAACCAATTTTATCAATACCAACAATTGTCCAGACCTCACGGAAGCTTATGAACGCCTAGCATATAAAAAGGGAGTGCCAGACAAAGAATCAGGATTTGATCACATAACGGATGCCGATGGCTATTGTGTATTCCAAATAAAAACAAACACAACAACTCGAATCAGTGTTTAACCTGGATAACATATCAGTAAAGGAATTCTTTCAATTGGAGGATGAGCAGCTCTTTAAGCAGTATATGAGATTCACTGATGAGAAGGATCCATTCTACTTAAAACCTAAAGGGGTTTTCGCCAAAAGAAATGCCACACCACTTGGTGAGTTGACCTTTGGTGAAGTGGCAAACTTAAAATACAATCTTTCAAAGCCAACCTATCAAAATATCTATGAATGCTTTGATATGGTTTTCAAGGTGAAGCTTCAAAATTATTTAAACCAGGACGTAGTGAGTTATCTATATGCTTTCAACTGGATTAAAGACAGCTCTCAAAAATTGATCGATCGAGAACAGAAAGCGCTCAACAGTGAACCGGATCCTTTCCTTGAAATGGCAGGAGTGATGAGACTGGTACCTTTTGGAGAGCTCAACACTTTGAAGGCAATTGCTCAGCAGTTTGGAAAATCTCCGGATGAAGTAGAGAACTGGAAATATAATCTTGTTTTTTCTCTTATGCTGCATGATAAAGTTAGCGGTGAAGTACAAAAAGCATATAACGAATTGAAATATGGAAGTAAAAGAAAAGCTTAAGGAACTGGCATTGGCCAATGGTTGGAGGTTCAAATATGCCAGACGGGATTACCAGAACCTTATTGATGCCACTAAATTTATTTCTGATGAAATGAAGGATGCCGGAAACGGTGAGACTGTTTTGTTCCTGGATCCTGTGGTTCGTAAAACTGAGAATCTTGGAGTTCGTTACACCGGAAACTTTATGGTCCTTAAATCTTCCAATCTGGATGAGAACTATGAAGATAGAACGGAAATAAATATTGATCCTATTGTTAACCAGGTGATGACTGTTATGGTGCAAAAGCTGAAATGTATTTATGATGTTGATAACTGGACCAGCATAGAAGTGATCAATGTATTTGATTTTAATGCTGATGGACTGAGTGTAAATTTTAACCTAAAAGCATATTGATATGGAGTGGTACTGGATTGTATTAATTAGTATAGGGTGTGTTATTTTGGGTGCTTTGCTTGTTGTTTGTTGGATTTTAAGAGGTTGGGGTAAATGATAGGCGATGCTGAAATATTATCCAAAGAATTTGATTCCCTTAAACAGGAGCTCATTGCCAAGCACAAGGAACTTGGAATGAAAGCATCCGGACAATGGATTGAATCCTTGGAGAATCGGAGTGAACGGTTAAGCGGTCAACTTTGGGGAGAGCCTTATACAGAGCAATTGGTAAATGGTAGAGGACCCGGGAAATTCCCACCTATCAAAATGATTGAGAAGTGGATCTATGACAAAGGGATTACTCCAGATGGAATAAAGATCAGCAGCCTTGCCTTTTTAATTGCCCGCAAAATTGCCAAGGAAGGAACGGAATATTTTAAGCAGGGAGGAACGGATCTGGTAGAGGCAGTGATAACTCCACAAAGAATTCAGGATATCATAGATAAAGTAACCGAGTTTCAAATCAATTCATTCCTGAGTGATATCACAGGAGTAATCAAAAAAATGGCAGCATGATAGTATTTACAGAAAAACCCATCAACCCACCGCACAACGCTTACAATAATTCAGTGATTGAATTTGGAGTTGATGCCGGGATTCCTTCAGTTGCCAATATCACTATTGGTGATAACATATTTGAGGTATTCCCAAATGCTCAAGGGCAATTCTATTTTAACCTGAAGAGTGTGGTCATGACATTAATCAACCAGGACCATTTTTCTGATACTATTGTTTCCACATCTGGATCCTTCCTTTTCAATGACAGCAGTTTGTTCTATGAACTTGTTTTGGATATAGAAGTGATCCTGGAAGATGGAACCATCCAAGCCTTAAACAGCACATATCCTTTCCTGAAGTCTGTAGAGCAAATCATAAGATCCCGTTATTACGATTCGGAACTAAAGATCCTTACACCCGGAGCTTCACAAGTTGCACACCTTTCTTATTTCGAGGGATATCCTTTTGATGTATCTATCTATTCCAATGCTGCCAGATCTGTAACCGTTTTAAACGTAAAGACCGGCATCAGTACCTCATTGAATTTCAGCAAAGGAGTAAACCGGTTATTCATTTCAAATGGAGAAAATGACAATGGAGGTTTTGAAAATAATGTACCGCTGCACTTAGGAATCAATGAACTTGAATTCAAAATTGGTACCACTATAAAGTTCACTTTGTTCCTGGACAAAAAAGAAGCCGAGTGTGGCCAGCTTTTAAAATGGTTCAATCCTCAAAGTGGATGGAGCTATTGGAGATTTATGGATCTCTTCCTGGAGAATATCCAATCCAAAACAATCGATAGGTTAAATGCCGACTTCCAGAACCTGGACAAGATCACAGGGAATATTTCATTAACCGGAAAAGAAACGGAAACTGATAAGCAATTATTTTCGGGATTGATAAACGATCAGGAAAGGATCCTATTGAATTCAATACTTTCTTCTCCAAAGGTTTTTCTGTATACCAACGAGCTGCACCAGCCATTTCAGAAGTTTGATTTCAGTGAAATAGAAATAGGCAATGGAACCTTTGTTAGGTCCAGTAAAAACAAGCTGAACAATTTTTCAGTAAAAGCAATCTATCCTAAAATCTACAGCCAAACCTTATGAGCGAACTACTTTACATAGAAGGTTCCCAGGTTGATTTGACACCCAATACGATCAATCGCACGCTTCAAATCAATAACATTGGAGAGGCAAAGGATAGGCAGTCTAATTTTTCAAACACAAACAAGCTTCCACGCACTCCTAAGAATATTAAGATATTCAATTTCCTTGGGGTGAGTGGAAATAAAAGCGATTTTCCATATAAGAAACTCAGTTGCGATTATATTAAAAATGGGATCCCATTAGTTCGAAATGGTTACGCAGTTGTGAAAGCAACTAATTCACATTATGAGGTGGTGATCTACGACGGCATCATTGACGTTTCTGAAAGGATTAAGGGTAAAAAGCTCAATGAATTAAACTTTGCAGATCTTAACCATTACCTGACACAATCAAATTATCAGAATAGCTTTAGTAATACTGAAGGATATATTTATGCCCTGGGAGAATTTATTCCGAGGAGCTCTTTCAGTAATGTTACTATCCAGGAGCAAGCGCCTTCACTTTTTGTAAAAACCATTTGGGATAAGATTTGGAACGAAGCCGGTCTGTCTTATTTTGGGGAATTCTTTACTGTTAATGAAGACTTTCAAACTGAGGTCGTTTCAGCTCAAAAGGGATATACCATTGAAGATATAGAACTGATATCAACTGCACTTGGTTCTGGCAACACTAACTTAATCTCACGATTTGCCAATAGCAATGATCCACTTATTCGTTTTGAAGATCAGCATACTTTTACAAGTGAAGGTTATACCGGGATCAGCACGAATCCAGACGGATCTCTTTTAGTAAATGCGGATAAACAAATAAAACTTTCAATAGCAACGTCCTATTCGAATAATGAAAGCTATGTAAGATTACAGATCAGGATTAATGGATCCACAAAAACCTCTATCCTGTTGGATAAACTGGGTACTTCCAAAAATAGCGAAATCAGTTTAAGTGTAGCAGCTGGAGATTTAATCAGTTTTGTAATATCCGGAACCTACGATATTGATCAGGCAGGAAATGAATTTTTTAAATATATTATTGATTATTCTGCATCATCCGTTATTGAAATCACAGAACAAACGGGAGGCCAATTTATTGACTTCTCTTTGTTCACCAGCAATATGGATCAGTTAACATTTGTAAAGGATGTGATGCAGCGCTATGGACTTATTCTTAAGCCGGTAAAAAATACCAATGCTTATGAGTTTATTCAATTCGAGAAGCTTTTAAACGCTAAAGAAAATACCGAAGATTGGAGTGATAAGCTTGATGTAATTCTGGGAGAAAAATATGACATTCAATATGCTCAGGTAAATGATGCTACCTACAATTACCCTGAAGAGCTTGTGGACCATCTTTATGATGGAATCCTGACTATTGACAATCAGAACGCGACTCCCAATAAAAACTTGTTTGCTTCTCCGTACGAAATTGCAAATACCAGGCCCCGAACTTTTAACGGAAAATCAATATACCAGGTTCATATTTGGGAAGAAAAGCAGGAAGATGGAGTAGCTATAATTGCAAAGAAGGAAACTCCAATTAAAATTTTCAGACTGTCAAAGGTTCAAATGACTATCAATACATTTTTCTTCGATAATGTGAATACGGTTGCTGTTACAGGTGCCATTCCTTTTCTCTCTTTAGAGAACATGCAAATGCAATATTTTCTGAATGTTTATTATAAAGCTTTCAAAATTTTAATTAACAGAACCAAACAAGTTGATGCCCGGTTCCTAATGAATGAGATTGATATCTTCAACCTTGATTTTTTTACCCTAAAATACCTGGAACAAACAGGAAAATATTATTATTTAAATAACCTGAAACATTCCGCTGATAAACTTTCCCCGGCTGAACTTATAGAATTGAGTGGTTTCAGTGTAAATCTACCGCCTACAGTATTGGGAGTTTTTCAAACGAATATTTCATATGAAAATACCAGGGCCATTACCGTTGCCAATATAACTGATCAATCCAATCCTGCATACTTTGATCCTGAATTTGATGAGCCAATTGCTATTATGATCACAGGCGGTTTTAATTCAAATATTCTCATAAAGAACGGTGCCCAGATCCTGACAACCCAAACTGAAATACTTGTGGAAAACTGGGATCTAAAAATTGAAGATGCCGGGAACACCGTTGATGCTCATTCCGCTAATTACACATTTAAAATAAAGGATGCAGGAAGTGGGAAATATTCTGAAGTAGAAGGAACAATATCAGTTTCAGTTGCTGCTTATGTAAATAACCCACCAGTTGCAAATGCTGGTCCTGATCAAACTGTGCAAATTCCAGCAAACGAATTCAATAGTTTCTTTGGTGTCTCTGGATCGGGAAGTACAGATACTACAGGAGAGATCACTACTTATAATTGGGTTTTAATTTCAAAGCCTGTAGGATCTACTGCTTTCGTAAATTTTGCCAATGATGTTAATGCATCTTTAGAGGTCCCTAATTCAAGTGAAAATATAGGGGCTTACACCATAGAATTAACTGTTACTGACAATTTTGGGGCAACCGCCACTGATACCGTTTCAATCCAAATACAACCTGCATAATGGCCACAGAAAAAATTAAAATATTTGAACTTGATATTGATGTGGATGCAGCGATCGCATCCCAGTCTGATTTGAAGGATAGTCTTGATCGTTCAAAGTATTCTCTCGACCTTCTCAAAAAAGCTGGAGATACAAGTTCTAAACAATACGTGGAACTGGAAGCTGAGGTAAAGAACTTAAATAGGGAATACAATGCAAGCCAGACTCAATTGGGTAAGCTACTTACATTACAAGGCAAAGAGATCAAAACGATAAAAGAAGGCGAGGCAGCCCTTACAATTATCAATAAAGAGTGGTCCAAACAAGCTTCTTTGTTTGGTGAAAATTCTGAGGAAGCTGATAAGCTGGCAAGGAAGCATGCGGAATTAAAAGACCGAACCAACACCCTTAGAAAATCCATAGGTGATACTTCTACAAATGTGGGTAATTATGCCGAGGGTATGAAGGAAGCTTTGGGAGAAACTACTTTATTTGGTAGAGCTACCGAGACTGTTACTCAAATTACTTCAGTAGCTGCTCCTGTATTTCAGGCAGTGAAAAGTGAAATTCGACAAGTTTCCAATAACTACAAAGCTGCAAGAGCAGAAGCCAGTGCCTATACCGGAAGCCAAAAAGCAGCCGCAATTGCTACAGCTTTAACCAGTGGTGCCTTAAGAGTTTTAAAGGTTGCTCTTATCGCAACAGGAATCGGTGCCATTATAGTAGTGATTGGATCCTTAGTTGCTTGGTTCTCTAAAACTCAAAAGGGAATTGATTTTGTAAATACGGCATTTGCTGCTTTGGGTGCCGGGTTTGATGTTATCATTGACCGGGTTTAG